CCCCGCCGGCGGCGTCCTCATCGCCTACATCCTCGGCGAGAGCGCAGTCGACGCGAACCGCACCTACACTCCCGCGGATACGGACGAGGACAAGCCTGACGACAAGCCCGGCTCCGGCAAGGAAGACTGACAATGCCGACCGCTCAGATGCTCACCGAAGAGGCGCTCCCGAAATACCGCGCGGAGGACAGGGACAGCGACCGGATAAAAACGATCTACAACTACCTGTTCATGCTCGTCGAGCAGCTCCGCTACTCTCTCGGGAACATCTCGGAGGACAATTTCAACGCGGCGTCGCTTGACAAAATCAAGAGCGACATCTCGGAACCGATCTACAGGCGCATCGAGGACTCGGACGGAAACATCTCGACCCTCATCCAGACCGCCGAAATGCTACAGAGCCGGATCTCGAACGCCGAAGGAGACATATCTACCCTCACGCAGACCGCCGGATCGCTCTCGAGCAGAATCTCGAGCGCCGAAGGGGATATCTCGAGTATATATCAGACGGTCAACGGGATCTCGCTCTCGGTCGCGAACGAGGAAGGACAGTCGACAATCAAGCTCATCCGGAACGGTATCGCGGTCTCGAGCGAGACCATCGTGTTCAGCGGGTTTGTCAGGTTCACCGACCTCTCGACGAGCGGAAGCACGACAATCAACGGGGACAACATCACGACCGGAAGCATCAAAGTTGACCTCATCAAGCCGAATAAGGACAATTGGATCAGCTTCTCGTCATCGATTGCGGCGCCTTCGCTCAGCACCAAGTACATTGACATCGCCGAAAATGTTCACATGTGTCTCGGGAGCGAGGGGACGGATTCGACGGTCGCGTCGCAGTATCCGAACTCTATCTACATAGAAGCGTACAACGGGGTGATATTCGGGTCAACGCCGAGGGTAAAGACATACAAAAACGGCGCCTATGGATACTACGACGTCATAACGACCGCCAACATCGCGGATTACATCTCCGACGTCGATCTTGTAGCAAAGTTCGGGTGATCATATGGCTTCAATGACCTTCTCGAGCGTCACGTCAACCTCGTTCACCGCGGAAGTAACCGATCTCGATACCAGTTATTCGCGAAACGACCGAACGGTTGAGTGGTATCTCGGCAGCAGCAAGCAGAGCTCGGGGTCGCTCTCAGCGCACGCTTCGAGTACGTCATGCTCGTTCAGCGGGCTGACGCCGAACACAGACTACACTGTATCAGCGCATATTCGCTGGAGTTCGACGCCGACTTCCGGGCTCGACAGGACGACGATCGTCTCCGGATCACACATGACAAAGCCGGGCTCAACCCCTCCGCCGGACCCCGAACCGGAACGACCGGGATACTTCTATTGGGACACGGCGAAGACCTCCGGCGCGAAGTTCAACCTGACCGCGTCCGAATGGAACCGACTTATCAGCAACATCAACAGCGTACGCTCCTACCTCGGATATTCGAGCGCGTCATTCACTAAAGCGGTCGCCGGGAACGAATTCACCGCCGCCATGTTCAATCAGGCGCGGAGCGCCATCATCACGATATCCGGTTTCTCGGGATACATCTCACAGGCGACCAGCGGCGGGAAAGTGTACGCGAATATGCTGAACGCTCTGAGAGACGGTATCAACGGACTCGGATAAGCGAAAAGAAAGGAACCACCATGAAAGCAACAATCAAAGACCTCTTGCAGGGTCTCCCGGCTCTGCAAAAGCTCTACAATCAGGATCTCCCGCTGAAATCGAGCTACAAGCTCTATGAGCTCGCCGGACAGGTGAACCAGAAGCTCGCCTTCTTCGCCGAACGTCAGGACGGGATAAGAGCAATGGGCAAGGACGGGCAGAAACAGCTCGACGAGCTGCTCGCGATGAGCGCCGGTCTCGAGGATATCCCGAGGCTCCGGCTGCCCATGAGCGACAACATTCTGCTCTCGGCGTCCGACCTCGAGCGGCTCGAGGCGTTTATAGATTTCGAGGTCGCGGACGATGCCGGTTGAGTTCGCCTCGCCGGCATACAGCGACGGTATAAAGCAGAAGACGCAGACCAAGTTCGCCGGACTCGACCACACGTCGGGAGCCGCCGACGGGGCAATCTACGACATGAAGAATCTGACCGCCGACGAGTACCCCGTGGCAAGACCACGTGACGCGCGTGCGGAGCTCAGGACGCTCGCAAAGCCGAACGGTATATGTTTGTTCGACGAGATGTACTATGTCGACGGAACGAGCCTCAGGAAGCTTGTGAACGGTGCGGACGAAACCGACACTGTCTGCGGGACGGTCACCGACTCACCGAAGAAATTCGCCTGCATCGGCGCGTACATCATCATCCTGCCGGACAAGAAGTATCTGAACCGCCTCACGGGCGAGTTCGGAAGCCTCGAAGCCGAATGGAGCGGGACAGCCTCCTTCGCCAACGGGCAGTACGCCGGAGAGGACGCCGAAGGGTGCAGGATAAAGACGACCGGAACGGCGTTTCCGTTCAGGGTAGGCGACGCCGTCGAGATCAGCGGCGCGGATGACTCCGGGAACAACAAGACCATCATCATCCGCGAAATCTCTGACGACAAAAAGGACCTCGGGTTCTACGAGAATTCCTTCACCGCCGCGACGAACCAGACGCTGACACTGAAACGCGCCGTCCCCGACCTCGACTTCATCTGCGAGAACGAGAACCGGCTCTGGGGCTGCAAGGGGAACACGATCTGTGCGAGCAAGCCCGGAGACCCGTTCAACTGGAACGTCTTCGACGGGCTCGCGAGCGACTCATACGCCGTCGACGTCGGGTCAGCCGGGAACTTCACGGCTTGCGTCTCCTACCTCAGTTATCCGATCTTCTTCAAGGAAAACCGGATTTACAAAGTCTACGGCTCGAAGCCCTCGGATTTCCAGGTCATGTCCTCGGCGACTCTCGGAGTTCTCACCGGGGCGGAAAAAACGCTCGCCGTCGCGGGGGAGACGCTGTTCTACCTCTCGCCGGTCGGAATTCTCGCCTACACCGGCGGCGTTCCCGAGAACATCTCAATGCCGTTCGGGACGACGAGATTCACCGGCGGTGCCGGAGGGTCTGACGGCATCAGATACTTCGCGTCGCTCACCGCCGACGACGGGACGACGACGCTGTACTGCTACGACACAAGATACGGGCTCTGGCACAAGCAGGACGATCTCAAGGCGGTCGGGTTCGCGCGCGGAGAGGGCGTGACCTATCAGGGCGCGTTCGCTCTCGGGGACGACGGGAAAATAATCCGTGTCTCCGGAACCGGAAGCTCCGACGGCTGGACGCCCGAGGGGAAAATCTCGTCCATGCTCGAGTTCGCGGACTTTATCGAAGGGTCGCCGAACAAGAAGAGCACGGCGAAGATACTGCTCCGGGTCGGACTCGACACCGGCGCGAGCCTCACGGTCGAGCTCAGCTCCGACGGCGGGGCGTGGAAGAATGTCCGCACACTGCCGCCGTCAGACAAAAAGAGCTACTATCTGCCGATAAACATCCGACGGTGCGACCACTTCCGGATACGTCTCAGAGGAACCGGAATGTGGCGGCTCTACTCCCTGACACGCGAAGTCTCCGAAGGATCTCCGAACAAATAAGAAAGGAATCACATGGCTACATACACCTACGACGACGTGAAACGAAAGCTCGCCGAAAACAACCTCTATATGTCCGACGCCGATCTCAGACTCGCCGAAAGAAACCCCGACGCCGGCATGAGCCTCATAGGTTACAAAAACGACTACAACAAAGCGACGACGGACGAAATGCGCGCGCTCGCGAACAAAGGCGCGGAACAGATAAGAAACGAATACGGCGGGTACAAGGGCGGAACCGACGGCTCGCAGTACTATCTCACTTCCCCCTCACCGTCCTCCTTCGACTCCGGCAAGGCTCCGAGCTTCAGCTCAGGGTACACAGGCGACGTCAGAAGCAGCTACGACGCGCTGAAAAACTACGGGGATTTCACATACGACAAGCCCGCGCCGACCTTCGACGATAAATATGCCGGAACCCGTGACGATCTCATAAGTCAGATCTCGAACCCGAAGGAATTCTCATATGACAAAAATAACGACGAGAGCTATAAGGCATACGCGAAGCAGTACCGGCGCGAAGGAGAACGCGCCACCGCCGACGCGCTCGCGAAAGCCTCCGGGCAGTCGGGCGGAATCGCATCGTCCTACGCCATGTCCGCCGCGGCTCAGGCAGGAAACTACTACGCGAGCCAGCTCGCGGACAAGATCCCGGAACTGTATCAGAACGCGTACCAAAGATATCTGAACGACTACGCAATGAAGCGCGAAGCCCTGAACTCGGTGCAGTCGGAGACAGCCGCCGCGCACGACAGATACCTCGGAGACCTGAACGCATACAACACCGACCGGAACTTCGAGTACCAGAAGTATCAGGACGCGTACAACCGCGCGAGAAATCTTCTCTCGGACGCCTCGGCGCTCGAGGCACAGGATTACTCGAGATACCGCGACAGCGTATCCGACTACCAGAACGACCGGGATTTCAGGTACAACCAGCTCCTCGACACAGTGCAGAACAACCAGTATCAGGACGAACTCAAATACAGCCGCGCACAGGACGCCGCGAACTACGGGGATTACGGTCGACTGAACGAACTCGGAATCGACACGTCGAAAGCACAGGCAAGAGACGCCGTGTCGGACGAGTACAACCGAGCACAGCTCGGCGGAGTGTACGCCGGATACGGTGACTACGACTACCTCGAGGGGATGGGCGTCGACACCTCAACGGCGAGAAAGAACGACGAACTCAATCGCATCGCCGCGGAACTCGAAAACACCTACAGACAGGAGCAGATCGCGAACGCGCGGAACTCGAGGTCGGACAGCGCGTGGTCGAGACAGCTCGAGCTTGCGAAGCTCGCCGCCGCACAGGGCGACTACTCGAAACTCAAAGCGCTCGGCATCGACACAAGCGCGGCTGAATCCGGATACGCGACGGACGGCACGAGCGCCGGCGCGCAGATTCTCGAAGCTGCGAACGCATACAAGAAGGGCAAGGCAACCGCAAAGCAGCTCGATATACTGATTTCCGTCGGACTCATCACCGAAGACGATCTCGCAAGCATCAGCCTTGCCGACACTGCCACGGACAGCACGAGCAACGAAGCGCTCGTTCTCGAGGCTATGAACGCCTACAAGGCGGGCAAAGCTACGGCAAAGCAGCTCGATCTCCTGATATCTGCTGGGATCATCTCAAGAGACGCTCTCGTACAGGCTGGAATCATCAAAGATACCTCGGGCGGAACAAGCGCGTCCGGAACGGGCAAGGGCGCGGGGGCGACCGCCGTATCGCTCTTCGACTACCTCACGCCGGGCGAGAGCTATGCGGACTCGTCCGACCTCGCGAGCGCGTCACAGGCACTGAGCAACGACAAGCTTCTCCCGCAGAGCTCGTGGGAAGCTCTCAAGCGCGCCGGATCATCCGACCCGGCTGTCACCGGATACCGAACCTACGCGGACTACCGGAACGCGTATGTCGCGTACAGAAAACAGAACGGGAACTGATCGGAGGAAACCATGACTTTCAGCGAATGGACACGAAGAAATCAGAACGGCGGGGCGAAAGCCCCGTCCGTCGCGGCGCAGAACGAAAAGAACGGAATGTCCGGCTTCTCGGCATGGACGGCGAACCGGATGAAGAGCGAAGATACGTCCCGAGCTATACCGACAGTGGACAACACGACGAGAACGCCCGCCGCGACGCCGGTCGCAACGCTGCCCACGGCGCAGACTCCGGAAGAGAGGCTGAGACAGGCTCAGAGAACACAGGCTGAACGCGACAGCGCGGACAACCTCGGGAGAATCCAGACGGCGCGCGCCTCGCTCTCGACTCCCGGCACGAGCTACGCCGAAGACCGCACGCTGAGGCAGAACAACGTTCTCCGCCGTCCGGTCGGACAGAGCGCCGACGCGGAGACCCTGACCGAAATGACAAAGCTGAAAACCCTCGAGAGGGCGGCTAAGGACGAAGGTATATCCAACCTCAGAAACCACACGCACAAATCGACGGCAAACGAAGCTCTCGTCGGACAGCGGAACAAGATAGCCCGCCACGGGCTCGAGGGCGGCGCTCAGAACGCAAAGAACGGACAGGCAGTATCCAAGGTCGGGCAGAACCGCAGAGACAACCTCGTCGACAATCTGCGGCTCCTCGACAAGATGATGAAGGGCGAAGAAATCGCCCCCGGAATCAGCGCCGAAAAGAAAAAAGCCGCCGCGCAGAGCGGAGGCAACCTCGCGACCGGACAGAACTACTATGTGAACGGCGTCGACGCCCGCGATCTCACGGACGACGAAGCCGCGACCTACAACTACTGGTTCCAGCGCGACAAAAAACGCGCCGACGAGTATCTGAAAGCAATCAGAACCGACGTCAACCGCAGGACCTACGAGCGCGAAAACGAGACGATGAAAAAGGCGTCGAAGGAGCACCCGGTCGCCGCCGGAATCGTCGGGAACGTACTCAGCGCGTACGCCTCACCCGCCGCCGGAATCGCCGGACTCGGCGCGAAGATCACCGGACAGCCCTACAATCCGTACAGCAGATGGAACACCGGCGTCAACATGGGCGACGCCACCACTGCCGGACTGACGGAGGATATCAAAAACCCAGTCGGAAAATTCCTCGCGAGCACCGGTCTCTCGACCGCTCAATTCCTCGCGAAGCTGCCGCTCGGAAGCGCGTCCCTCGCCTTCACCGCTCTCGGAAGCGGCGGGCAGACCATGAACGAAGCAAAGCAGAAAGGCGCGACCACCGATCAGGCGATACAGCTCGGCGTCATCGCCGGAGCGGCGGAAGCTCTCACTGAAAAGATACCGCTCGACAACATCCTCGCCGCCTTCAGGGGCTCGAAAAAGCGCGCGGTCGCCGGAGCTCTGCAAACCGTCCTCAAAAGCGAACTCGGCGCTATCCTCGGATCCACGCTCGAAGAAGGAAGCGAAGAACTTATCACCGAGTACATCAACAACCTCGCCGACCTCGCCATCATGGGCAAAGAATCCGACTACAAGCAGTACGAAAAGCAGCTCATCGAAATGGGCTACGACGAAAAGACCGCCGCGAAGAAAGCCGCTCTGCAATACTACGTCGTGAACCCGCTCGTCTCCTTCGCGGGCGGCGCGCTCTCGGGCGGAGTCATGGCGGGAGCCGGCGCTCTGACGAACAACGCCGGGAATATTGTCGACGCCGCGAAGCAGAAGTATCTTAGCAGCAAAATCGACTCCGATTACAAAAACGTGCCGACGGACATTACGATCGATCTCACGAAACAGTCGACCGGAAACACTGCCTCCGCGGATGTGAAAGCGGAGCCGAAGAACGTCGACGTCTCCGATCTGCTCTCCGACCCCGACGTCCTCGAGGCTATAAACAATATGCCGAACCTCGTGAACACCGCAAGCGAGACAACGCAGAAGAAGCCGATACGGAACATCGGGGACGTGAAGCTCGATGAGACATACGTTTCCGGAATCAAGCACAAAGCGACCGCGGAAGAGATCGATCTCGCACAGCTCATCGGGAAGACCTTCGGACGCAAGGTCGAATTCAGCGACGAGGGCGGAATCAACGGACGCTTCGACGGAGACACGATCTTTATAAACACAAAAGCCTCCGACACGATGCCGACAGTTCTCTCACACGAACTGCTGCACTCGATCGAAGGCTATGAAGGATACAACAATGTCATTGAATCCCTGAAACAGGTCGCCGCCGCGCGCGGGCAGGATTGGGACAGCCTGACCGCTGACATTTTTGATAAGTACAACGCGAAATATCAGGGAGAAGGAAGACAGCTCACCGACGCCGACTGCGATGCCGAAGCCGCCGCGAACATGATCTCGACCATTCTCGGCGACGAAAAAGCTCTGACCAATTTCGTAAGACAAAACCGCTCAGCCGCCGCGAGAATGTGGACACACCTCAGACGTGCCGTGACGAGACTCGGAGAAAACATACGGAACGCAGCGTCGTATATATTCATGCCCGCCGGGGCGGGCGGTGAGAACGATCTGAAGCGGCAAAGCAGAATGCAGGCTCAGGCGCTGAAACGCGTGACCGAGGACGCCTGTGACAAGCTCGCGAAAGCGCTGAGGGCGACGAAAGGCACGGCGATACAAGGAGACAGACAGACAAAATACAGCCTTGCCACGGATGAGAATCTTCTACGGTTTATCGAAGAGAGTGAGAGAAACAAGGGCGGCAAGCTTGTGCGATATGATGTGTCGAGCGTATCTGACCGACAGGTCAACGACCTTAAACGGCTCACTGGAATTGATTTCAGCGGATACAATAATGCGATAAGATCTGACGATATAGCACATATACAGAACCGGCACGGGAAAAACGGAAGCCATGATCACTCTATGGCGGACAATGCGGACATAGCCAAAATCGGATATGTGCTGGAAAACTATGACACTGTAGACTTTGCCTACAAGAATGGAAAAGACGGAGAAATAGAAACTTCAAACCAGTATATGGGCAAGGATAATCATCCCGCGAAAATGGTACTGTACAAAATGAACATTGGCAATACCATGGTTGTAGCGCAAGCCGTGCCAGACAACAAGCACAAGAGAATATGGGTCGTTTCTGCCAGAATTGAAAAAAACAAGGATGGTATTACGCAAGCAGTTCATGTGCCGAACAATGTCGACACCTTGGCCACAACGTCCGAGACGAGCCTTGCTTCTCTACCATCCGATAACAGTATATCACAATCCGATGGAAATGTCAAGGGAAACGGCGAAAATAATTCGAAGTATTCTATCAACGACACCTCCGACGACACAACCCGTCCGAAGAATGCCGACGAGGCAAGAAATCGCAAGAAGGCTATCGAGATGTTCAACGACGGCGCTGATGCCGACGTTGTATACCAGGAAACCGGCTGGCGCTACAATGAACTCGGCAAACTCTCGATCGACCGCGACGCCGAAGTCTACACCGGAAAGAAGAAGGGCATCAGCAAAAAGGAAGAAGCGAAGCTCCGCGAGTATATTGCCGACCTACAAAAGGAAAACGAAGGACTCACCGATATGCTCGCGAGCCGGCTCAACTCCGACGAAGCCGAACAGATACGTAAACAGACGCGCGAGGAAGTCATGCGCGACCTCAGCCCGGACTCGAAGCGCTCCCCGGATTACGTCCCGTCGAAGGAACAGGCAAAGCGGATCATAAGTGAGATCACGTCGGACAACCACACGAGGACGCAGAAGAGCGGGTACGTGAAAGAACTTCTGAGCCTCTATGACCGCGCGAGCGAGACCGACTCGAACGGCGTGCGGGCTATGAGCGACGCAGAGATCGCCGACGCTTTCGACAAGCTCGCGAACAAGATCCAGGACTCCGACATCGCGACCGACAAAGCAAGCCTCGAACAGGCGGCTGAACTCAAAAAGGAACTTCACACGCCGGTCTTCCTTTCCGAGAAAGCGAGAGGGGATATCTCCGAGGGCTACGGAAAATTCCGGAAACAGTACTACGGAAAACTCAACCTCGTATCGAAGGCGAAAGGAACGCCGGTAGACGTGCGCTATGAAGAGCTCTCGAGCGCTTATCCGGAATGGTTCCCGGCGGACATAGTTACCGAGTCGGACCAGCTCTTCAAGATGGCGGAAGTCTACGACACAATCGCCGACCCGGACTACGGCAGACACTCTGTCTACGATTTCTCCGGCTGGGAAGAAGCCTACAAGGACGACCACGCGAAAATTGTCGGACAGCTCGCGGAAGGTTTCCGGCACATGGAAACCACGCCGAAGACCGCCGTCGACCGGGTGCTCGCCGCGAACGAGCGGAAGCAGAGACTCAACGAAGAGGCACATCAGAAGCTCATGGACGACACTGTCGCGGAGCTCACGCAGGACTTTCAGGACGAACTCCGCGAACAGCGTGAGTACTATGAGACCCTCGACGCGAACAAAGACCTCATCCATCAGGAAGAACTCGCGAACCAGAAGCAGTATTACGACAACAAGGAACAAAAACGACTCGACCGCGAAGCCGAGGCGAAAGCTGAACGCGAGATGCGGAGACACCGCAGAGGCGGAGACATTGACAAGGACGCCGTCGCCGAGGCGCACAAGAACGGGCAGTTCACCGAAAAAATGACGCAGCTTTACGAGAGGCGGAACGAGCTCTCGAAGGAATTCGAACCTTACGCCGAAATCGACGTGAATCAGATCGAGGACAAGGACATCCGGGCACGCGCGAAAGATCTCAAAGAACGCCTCGACGACATGAACGCCTACATAAACCGCGTCGGACAGGTTGTAAAGGACATCCGCCGCGACCACGCGCTCGAGATCATGGCGAAAGGCAATATCTACAAGTGGAAGGACAAAAAGAGCGGTATCCTCTACTCTATCGAAACCATGCCGCGAAACATCCGCGACATTTCGGGCGGCGACGAGCTCGGCGAGAACATGATCTCCGAGTATTTCACGCCGATCAGCCAGGACGTCGCGACCGGAAACAGACTCAAAAAGCAGTACAGAGACAGAATCCGCGAACTTGACATCTCTCAGAAGGTAAAATCCGGCGATAAGCTCTCCGAAAGCCAGTTTATACAGCTCTACGGGGAAGCGGTGAGCAACATCGAAATGCTCGAGAGCGAATCCGGCGCGCTGCTGAAGAACAGCGGCGGCGAACTCACCAGAGCGGGATACACCCTCGACGAGTGGAAAGGAATCCTCGACACCCTCGCGCTCGAGAATCCGGGCATTGCGAAGAACATGGACAAGGTAAAGAACGCCGTCAAGGTCTTCCGCGAGAGCTACGACGAGCTGCTGCCGCAGATCAATCAGGCGCGCGTTCTCGCCGGTTATGCCCCGATCGAGTATCACGCCGGATACTTCCCGCATTTTTCCGGCAATCAGGGCGACAGCGTGCTGTCTCAGATGCTCCAGGTGCTCGGCGTGAAGCCGGGCGACGTCGGCGGTCTACCGACCAGTATCAACGGACTCACCGGCACATTCCGACCGGGAATCAGGTATATGTCAAACGCGAAAAGCCGAAACCTCGCGGGCGACGGCGGGCAGTTCTCCGGAACTTCCCTCGAAGCCGGCATGGGCGCGGTCGAAGGATTTGAAAAGTACCTCAGCACCGCCGCCGACGTCATCACGCTCACCGACGACATTCAGAATCTCCGCGCTCTCTCGGACGCGATGAGATACTCCGGAAGTTCGGACGGCGTGAAGAAACAGGCGGACGAGATACGCAAAGACGACAGATTCACCGCGGATCAGAAGCAAAGCGTCCTCGACAGCCTGTACGACAGCGACAACAAATTCCGGCTCAGGAATTTTGTCGTCGAGCTCGAAGAGTATACGAACCTCCTCGCCGGAAAACGGTCGATGCACGACCGCGCTGCGGAACAGTACATGGGACGCGGAATGTACAACCTCGTGAAGAAATTCGAGTCGAGAGTTGCCGCGAACATGGTATCGATCAACCCCGGCTCATGGCTCACGAACTTCTCGCCGCTTGTGCAGGGTGGCGCGACCATGAAGCAGCAGGACATTCTGCTCGCAATGCTCGACACGATAAAAGCCGTGAAAAACGACGACGGATTCAGAAGCCGTTCCGATTTCCTGACGAACCGCTTCGCAGACGGCTCGCTTGTCGAGCAGACGACCGGACAGAAGCTCTCCGAGACACTCGGAAAACCTATGGAGTGGATCGACGGATTCACGTCCGAGACGCTTGTACGCGCGAGATACTCGCAGAACAAGCGAAAAGGGCTGTCGGACGTCGACGCGATGCACGAGGCGGACACCTTCATCGCCGGTATGATGGCGGGCAGAAGCAAAGGCGAAATGCCGACGATCTTCGAGCAGCGGAATCCCGTCACGAAGCTTTTCACACAATTTCAGCTCGAAGTGAACAACCAGATCGGGTGGATGTTCAAGGACCTCCCAAGAGAAGCAGGAAAAGAAGCCGCCGGAAAACTCCTCGGGATGATTTTCAAGTACTCTATCGGCGCATGGCTTTTCAATGAGGCGTATGAAGCGCTCGTCGGACGGCGCTGCGCCTTCGACCCCGCCGACATCCTTCTCGGGGATTTCGCCGGAGACGTGACCGGCTACGGACTGCCGAGCGGCGGAAAGCTCTGGGGCGCGATAAAGGATATCCCCGATGTCGCACTCGGAAAACAGGAACTCGGAGACGTTATCAACCGGACATTCAAGCGCGACCGGAAGAGCGCGGTCGGGACGGTCGGAGACCTCGCCGAAAACGTCGCGGAATCGCTGCCGTTCACGTCATTCCTCGGACTCTTCGTCGACGACTTCGATCAGGGGCGCATTCCAGTCTCGGCTTCGGTGCCGAACCTGTCGAATATCGGCAAGGCGCTCGACACGAGCAACGGATACGGCGCGAAAAAGCGCGCCCGGACGATTCTCGACGAAGCGCTGAAACCGGTGTACTACACTGCATTTCCGTTCGGTGGCGGACAGGTCAAAAAGGTCCTCGAGGGCTCCGAGTACATCGCCCGCGGCGGATCCTACAAGCCAGACAACGACGGAAACCCGCAGCTCCAGTACCCACTGTATAACGACAACACCGCGAAAACAATCCTGGAATCCGGAAAAGCGCTCGTCTTCGGCAAAACATCGACAGAAGGCGGAAAAGAGTGGACCGAAAACGGATTCGGGCGGGAATCCGCGAAAGCGACAGCGGCGTACAAGGCTTTTGAAGACGGCGGAATGACCCGGCGTGAAGCCCTGAACGCTGTCCATGAGATCAAGAACGCCACGAAGCGTGCCGACAAAGTTCGTGCTCTTCGGAACGTCGACGCCGAATCGAGCGCGAAGATAGAAGCCTTCCGGACCCTCATCACCGACGAGCAGGACGACCGGATAGAATATATCAAACGCGCGAAAATCGACTTCGACGACTACCTCAAAATCTACGATTCGTACTTAAACAACAACGGACTCGGAAAGAAAACGACCGTCGTCGCGGACATTCAGAAGCTCAATCTCACGAAAGAACAGAAAGACACACTCTTCCTCTGCTTCTACAAAGAGACCACGCTCAAAGACACTCCATGGCATACATTCGGGATCACCATTCCGATGGCTCCCGAATTTGAAATGCCGGAACTGCCGAAGATCGATCTTCCGTAACGACAAAAAGAAAGCAAGCAGGTTACTGCTTGCTTTTCTTTTTAGTCTCGATCAATTGTGATTACCAGGGCGAACAACCTCTCGTTGATTATGAAGAGGTGTTCGACTGGAGTACCAGATGGTGAACCATTGAGAGTGCTGTCCGAACACCTCGAGCCGAGCGTGATGTCGTCTATCGGCTCGAGATTTTCCATGTCGTCGCACATTTCCATGTACGAAATCTGCTTTCCACCCTTGATATTATAGTAAATAACAATTTTGTCATCGAACAGATACACAGAATTTACAAATGTATCTATCACCTTCTGCCGGAATGTCTCGTCGAGGGGATCACCGTTTGCGAAGGTTCCGAGCCACTGCTTGTACTGGTCGACTGTGAACGTCTTCTTCGCGACGAGCTTCAGCTGCGCGATATCTATGTCGACGTCCTCCTTCTGCTCACTCAGCTTCTCGAACTGCTCCTTTATGCGCGCCTGAATCGTCTTGTTGTCCTCATCGATCAGGCGGGTCACACACTTGTCCATCTCTACGTCAAGCTGCTTCGAAAGCTTCTCGAGGTCCGAGATCTTCTTGTCCGAGCAATCCTTCTCGTACTGCGCGTGCAGCTTCTCGGCTATCAGATCAATACGCTCCGGCGTCAGGACGTACTGCATGGTCTGCTCAACCACATACCACTCTATGAAGTCCTTCTTCTCATTCTTCTTTTTGCAGTCGTGGTTCCTCTTACGGTTCCGGCACGTGTAGTAGTGGTACACCGCGCCGCCTTTTCCGTGACCGCTCTCACCGATCATAGTCGAACCACACATTCCGCAAAACAGCTTTCCAGCCAACTGGTAATTCACAACCTCCGGCTTCACGCGCGTCCTCGTCGGCAAATTGCATTTCAGGTTCGTCTGCACACGATCCCAGAGATCACGGTCGACAAGCGCCGGGTAAATGTCCGGATACTCAACCCCATCAAACGTGTACTCGCCTATATACTTCGGGCTGCGGAGCATGCGATAAAAACTGTTTATCGCGAACTTCTGCCCTTTTCGTGGCTTGAATCCGAGACGGTTGATCTCCGCTATAATCTCGCTCATCGGAACCCGATCTGCGTACATCTCGAATACCTTCTGAACAACTCGTGCCTCCTTCTCGTCGGGCACGAGCTTTTTTTCTTCTACACGGTAGCCGTACGGAATGGCGCCGCCGGTGAAGAAACCATGCTGCCGCGCGACACGCATTCCGCGTGTGACGTTCTGAGCAAGATTCTTCGAGTAGTACTCTGCGAGCCCCTCGAGCAGCGACTCGAGAATCACTCCCTCCGGCTCCTCGGATATTGCCTCAGTCACCGAGACGATGCGGACGCCATTCTTCTTCAGCTTCGCTTTATACATAGCCGAGTCATAGCGATTCCGGGCAAAACGGTCGAGCTTGTAGACGAGGATAACGTCGAAAGCGCGCTTCTCGCTGTCCTTTATCATGCGCTGGAACTCTGTCCGGTGCTCGGCGTTAGTTCCGGAGCGGGCGCGGTCTATGTACTCGCCGACTATCTTATATTCATTCTGTTCCGCGAAGCGCGTGCAGTCTTCGATCTGACCTTCGATGCTCCGCTCGTCCTGACGGTAGGACGAGTAGCGGGCGTAAATTACTGCGTTCATGGGGGGCTCCTTTCTTAGATTTTCCTCTATACAATATCCATCAATCGAGCTTCGGGCAGTCTGGTGTGAATTTATAATAGAAAGTGTAATCCGTGTTTATATCATAATACTGATAAAGAGAGTATGATAATATCTCAATCATGTATATGCCGGGAACGTCTACATTGAAGCTCTCTATCATTCGCGCAGCAGTACCATCGCTAAACTCATAATATTCCGAAGAAGCGCATGTTTCTCCTGATTTTTGTTTAACAATCACAAGCATCAGATCTTTTACAAAGACCGGATCTGAATCGGAAAACAAATAAACATCGATTCTTCCTGTTGTGTTACATCTAATAGGAAATAAATCACAATAACCATCGTTGATTGTTCCGTGTACACTCATACCATTGTCAATGAATGCGGCTTGCTGATATATGTCATTAGGCTCTGATTCGTTGTATACATTCTTGAAAGCTTCAGGAATATCGAGCGATTCGATATATGCTACATAAGCCGCATAATCCTTGATTGAGGTATACGGAGTGCTTCTTAACGGTACGTACTTATTATAAGTATCAATTATCAAGTTGATCGGAATTGCAAAATTCAGATTTTGCCCTTCTGTAAGTGTCGCTGTTGTTATTCCAACAAGTTCTCCGTATTGGTTTATTAATGCACCACCACTACTGCCATGAGATATTGGAGCTGTAATCTGTATCCATCCAGAGTAATCGCTTCTACAAGGGTTAGAGACTATACCGTCTGATATTGTATTGGTAAGTCCCATTGGATTTCCGATAGTAAATATATTTTCCCCTGGCAACAATGAAGAGACATCGCCGATATTCATCGGAGTGAAGTTGCTTCCATCGATTTTGATAATTGCAAAATCGTTATTTGAATCAAAACCAATAACACCCAAAACAGCATGAGTAACTCCATCCGAAGTCAATGCGCTCGCGGCTAATGCATTTTCAAGTACATGATAGTTTGTTATTGCAATGCCACTTGAATCTATTATCACACCGCTTCCTGATGCATAGTCATTACCATCAACATCAGTTACCTTTATGTATATAACGCTTGGAGAACATTTTTTGAAAATGTCTACAGCCGATAATTCACTCCTGACATTATCTGACCCGGTGTTAGAAAATATGTTGGAATACTGTTGTTCGGAAAATACTCCTTCTGAAATCAACTTTGATGCAAGGGTTGTCGACGTGCCTTTTATTGTAGCAGATAACGCATTATATACAACTATAGCAACATCTGCTCTGAGGAAAACATTTATATCTACGTTATCGGTGAGTATACCAGTCTTCCGGGCAAGATCAAAAGGTGAATCCCAGGTGAAATCCGCCCCGCCCTTATCTGTATAACCGAGAGCGCGAAGGACAAACGTCAAAAATGTTGCCGCAGTTGAATCACCACTGCCGAACTCTATTGCGGATACTCCATTGGACAGACCTGTTGAGTAAGCATATCCAACATATGTATCTGCCCACTTCGGGATATCGCAAAAAGGATGCGAATAATTACCGGATTGAGCAATCTTCTCCTTTCCTAACATCCTGATCAACATAACGATCGCTTCTATACGCGATGGCTTGCGTTCCAAAGCAAAATCATTGTCAGACACGCCATTGAAGAGACCTAATTGCTTTAATTGAGTTGCAATAGTAATCTCTTGGCTGAAATCTCTACTACCGCTTGCAGAAACAGGAAGACCAAGCACGGAAACGGAAACGACTACAACCAAAATTAAACTGAGTACTCTTTTCATATTGTTCTCCTTATAATTGATATGTGTTTACGTATCTAGTATAATTATACCACAATCCGAGACAATAATCAATAGGCAACACGAAAAAATATTCGCGCATACAAAAATATCAACATATTGATAAAATATTGCAAAATCCGCCGAAATGTGGTATCATGATATCAGATGAAAAACCAATTAAAGGAAAAGCGAAAGAAAGCAGGGCTCAGTCAGTATCAGCTCTCCCGGCTCGCGGGAATTTCACAAGCAACGATCAGCCACATCGAGCGCGGTATGTTCGTCCCAACCATCGACACCGCGTATCGGGTCGCCGCCGTGCTCGGTGTGCGCGTCGACGACATCTTCGTTCCAGAACCGGGAGAGCTGCCGAAAACCTATGACGCACAGGAGGACTGCGGGAATGGACGAAAGGCGCTCACTTATCCGGAAGATCAACATACTGCTCGAACTGCTCGACACGAGCCGATTGCGGATGCTGTTATTCGTGATACGCAAGTACACAGAAAAATGAAACACAAAAAGTGAAGGTCAGGGGAACTTATCCCCCTGACCTTCACTTTTTTTCAGTTCTCTCATCAATCAAAGACTTCATAAAATCTTTGACCGCCGCAATCTGGCTTTCGTCAAGCTTACAGATAGCAGTCACTAACCTTCGCCGGAAGCTATCATCTTCATCGGCTAACAGACCGCCGAGAAGCTCAGCGTACTCTTCGTCCGGCGTCTTCGGCGGGAACATCTCGCCTTCGCCGGTACGAAGCCATTGCTCATTGACACCGTACACAGCACAGATTGATACGATCAGACGCTCAGGAATCGGGCGTTCACCCCGTTCATATGCGAAATATGTTCTGAACGGAATGCCCAGCTTAGATGCGAAATCTGGTTGGCTTGCCTTTAGATATAGTCTGACTTCTTTGATTCGATCCTTAACATTATCGTCCAAAATATCACCTCCTCGCATACCATTATAACACAACGTATCAGATTTGTCAAGCTTTTTTTCAAAAACCTCTTGACAAATCTGATTCAATGTGTTATAATAGTGTCACAACAAATTATACGGCGTATAATTCGACTAGCACAACATGTTAGTATTTAAGGAGGACAAAATGAAAAATCAGGAAAAAGTCAATGAAGTTCTTAACAACGAACTTTTCGCGAAGCTTACCAAAGAAGAACGGCGTTATCTTACCGCCTTCATCGAAGGGGTGACGGTCGCGGCGGAGCTGAGAGGGGAACCTGTCCGGCTCATGCACAAGGACGAGCCGGACGGAAAGACAGCATGAGGATGCAAAGTCAAGCTAAGCTGAAAGCCGTTCTCAAAGAGAGACGGCTGAGAACACAGGACTTCGCGGCGCTGGTCGGGATAAAGCAGAGCACGTTTTACAAGAAGCTGTCCGGCGAGACTCCCTTCATGGTATCGGAAGCGATGACGATATGCGAGGCTTTGGGGATCGACAATGTGAAAGACGTATTTCTGAAATGATGTAGGGAAGGCGAAAGGAGTGAAAGGAATGAAAGCAAAAAAAACAGCCTGTCGAACCGGTGCAAACGATTACGGCAAGCTGATTCAGGTGATTGAGACGAAAGAGATGCGGGTCAAGATGTACGAACGGGCTACGGTCTTCGTACCGACATCTGGCCGGCTGGCAGTCTCTCGACACACCAGTTCGAGCGAATTTCCGTATGGGTTGCGGATAGATCATATTCCATGATCAGACCGCATGTGTAAGTTACCCTCGTGATAATGTGATCCGCCTTCTGAACCGACTCCTTTTTGGCAGTAGCGAGATCGGCTTCGGGCGGAAGAACGATGTTCATTTCGGTATTCATATAATCACCTCCCTTCGAGTTGATTATACCATAAAAACAAACGAATGTCAAGGAGACCACCATGAAAGCGGAAGAAATCAAAACCGACCTCGGAAATTTCGTCCGGGTGAAATGCGGGGTCGTCTGCTACAGGAACCCGGACGGGACGCCGAACGGAAAGGTCGTGGATCTTTACCGGGAGATACCGGAGAAGGCATACGACCCTGAGCGAGGGCTCACGACCGGCGAGAAGAACGCCGCGAACTACGCCGCCGACTATATCTTCGCGAAACTGCTCGAGGAGAACGGCGGCATGGCGGATTACATACGCCGCTTCGGCGGCAAGCGCAGTAGAAAATAAGGAGGAAAACACAATGGACAACAGACAGAAAGTAAACGCGATTCTTCGTGACGAGGCTTTTTCGAAGCTCTCGAAGATCGAGCGGAGGCTCGTCGCAAGCTACATCGAGGGCGTGATTGCCTGCGCTGAGCTTCGCGAACAGAAGCCCGAGAAGGAGGACAAGCCGGCATGAAGCAGACAAAATTAAAAGCCCTGCTCGCGGAGCGGAACATCAGTATAAGCCGCCTCGCGAAGGACACCGGAATCAACCGGGCGATCCTTTACCGGAAGGTCGAGGGCGTCTGCGACTTCACCTACACCGAAGTCTACAAGATCTGCATGACGCTCGGGCTCTCCGACCCGCTGAAAATATTCATCCCGAAGGAGGCTTGACAATGAACAAGAGAATCAAAAGAAAGCACTTCGTCCGCTTCGCGGAAGCTGTGATGTATTATCGCGAAGAGGGGCACGAATGGTGCTCATACCAGAAAGCGAAGTCGGTCGGCGGTAAAGCCGCGAAAAGATGCTGGCAGTACGCGCTGAAGTGCGGACACAAAAGCTTGTTTGGTATAAAGCCTGTCTTCATACCGGAACGAAAATATGTTTTCGCCGTTACACAGACGAGCGACTTCCTGCGCTCCGTCGAACCATTCGATGTGACGCCGATCAGCAGATAAGGAGGCCATAACCATGACAGAACTCGAAATGCAAAGCAAACTCATCCGCCAACAGCAGTCTCAGATCAACGACCTGCGGCAGTGCAACAAAATGCTCGAGAGGGCGAACCAGCTTCTCGCCGACGCTCTCGCCGCCGCGCTCGAGCGAGAGGGACGCGACAGGATCTTCGTGCCTTGCGTTCCGCGAGAGGGCGAAAAGGCTGAGTTCCGCGCCGAAGAAACCCTCGACGGAGGCGGGATCCTGCTGTGCAGGGCATGAGAAATGCCCGGCATAATAAAAGCGTCCGGGCAGTACACCACTACCACCCGGACACAAAGGAGATCTCCTCTGACAAGGACACCATATACAGTATAGCACATTTTGACGGCAAAATCAACAGCCTGATGATAAAAACTCAAAAAAGTGAGGACAACATGAAAACACACGAAACTCTCCCCGAGGACATCGAAAGAAGAGTCGGACGATCGCTCTGGAACATCCGCGCGAGCGGCGAAGGGCTCGACGACGCGGCAGTCGCCCGCACCTACAAGCGCGCGTACGCGAAGTACCGCTCCGCCGTGATGGGCGACGACACCTACCGACCGGAAATCGGAATGCCGACCGGCTACATAACCGAGACTTTTATTAAAAAAGAGGCGTGGAGACGCTACGCCGAGGAAAGGAAGATAGAGCTTGACTGAGACGACCGCAACCGGAAACAGATGGAGGAACTACGGCTGTATCGGTGGGAGTGTCTATCGTATCGCTCTGACCGACCGCTACGGATGGCCGCTCGTTTACTTCAAGGGCTACTACAACCCCAAACGGCAAGCCTACCGTCTGTATCCGGAAAAGGTCGTCGTACCCGGCGCGTGGGACATAACCCCGCGCTGGCTCTACTGGCACGAGTTTGAAAGATAACACAGACATGATTCAGAAGCATTTCGTCCCGATCACCGTCCGGCGACCGTGGACAGACGAAGAAAAACAGCTTGCAAGGACACTCCGGGAAAAAGGCGCGTCCTTCGCGAAGATCGCGGAAACGCTCGACCGCACCGAGAACGCCGTGCGGATATTCTTCGGCGAACGCTCGCTCAGATACAAGCTCCCGGACAGAAAAGCCGCCGGTCCGTGGATGGACAAAGCACAGATCATCCGCGAATGGAGACAGGCAAAGGACCCGGACGCCCAGATGCTGATTCTCGCGGAGCTCAATGACGTCCCGCTCCCGTACATCCAGAAAATCATAAGGGAAGGTACATAATGGCAAACTTCAATCTGAACAAGGTGATCATCGGCGGACGGCTCGTCGCGAAGCCGGAAGTCAAGAAGACGCCGAACGATACAAGCATACTGCGCTTCACCATCGCCGTCAACAGGCGCTATCAGCCGAAGGACAACGACAGCGGAGCGCCCACAGCAGACTTCATAAGCTGCACGGCATGGCGGCAGACAGCGGAATTCATCGCGGGATATTTTCATAAAGGCAGCAGCCTCGCGGTCGTCGGACACATCGAAACGCGCACCTTCGAGGACAAAGACCGTGTAAAGCACTACATGACCGACGTCATCGTCGAAGAAGCCTACTTCGTCGACTCGAAAGCCGAAAAGGAAAAGGCAGCCGCCGCACAGCCGACCGGATATATGCCGAGCGCGTACACAGCGCCGCCGACCGGCGCGCCGGTTCAGGCTCCGCCGCCGACATTCACGCAGACGCCGGGCTTCAATCCCGCGAATTTCGAAATCCTCGCGTCCGACGAAGAGCTCCCATTCTGACCAATATTCATTAAACGAAAGGATACCACCACATGAACGAGAACTACACCACGGCTCTCCGCATGATCGACGCGGGAGAGAAAGAAAAGCCGAAAAACAGATACGCGCAGATACTGCAAAGACCGGTCGCCCGCGCGCTCGCCTCCTTTATTGAGAACCCGGAGTTCGCGGACGCCGTCGCCGCGAAGGGCGACACGGGCTTCTCCGAGTGCCTCGAAGCCGTCACGAAAGGTATCGGCACAAGCATTTCGGACATAGAGGTTTACCGCCGCGCCGCGAACTTCTACTTCCCCGGATGCGGAGTGCGCTTTAAGATGGAGATCGATCTCACCGCCGGCGCGAACGGGCGAAACGATCTGCTTCCCGGCGGCGAAGCTGTCACGGCAGCAGACGCCGGACAGCCCGATTTACAGTCGACCGGAAACACCGACTCCGCGGATGAGAAAGCGAAGAAAATCTCGATCGACCTCGACGATCTCTTCGACTGAGGCGCGGACATGGATATACAATCAAACTCGCCGGAGAGCGAAGCTGTCGCGAAGAAATTTCCGGGTCTGCCGGATAGATGCGACCATGCCCTCAACCGGCTCTTCACAAACTTCGTCTTCGCCGACTGGAAACGGGACAGCGACGGCAAGCGGAAGAAGAGAGAATTTTTCTGTACGAACTGCTACTGCGAATCCGACCACGTGGAGCGGATCGGAAAGAACTACGACGGGAGAATCGTCGTAAACCCGCACCTGACGCACGGCGAGCTCGTCGTGTGCCCCCGCTGCCGGACGGGCGCGGAGCTCAAGCTTGTCGGGAAATGCGGGAAGATGATCAACCTTGATCAAACGCGGCGGGCGCTCATCATCATCCCGACCGGCGACCCCGATCTCGTCTTCGGCGTCGCTCTGACCGCTCGCAAAAGCTACAGATACGACGGATACCGCGAGATGCGGATACACAAGCACATCGAGCACATCTACGCTTGGACGCCAGGAAAGGCGTACTGCTGGCGCGAAAGATGGTACATGGAGGGCGGAAACCTCGGTTACTCGTACTGTGAGGCGAGAACCCCGTCCGGCGTCAAGGGCTCGGAGTACATAGCGCAGGTTATCGGACTTGACCTGTTGAGACACACATTCCTCAGATACAGCGGGCTGAAGGAGCTTATGAAATCCCGAAGGGAAAAACTCGCTGACGGTGACTACGCCGTCAGGTGGCTCGCCGAGTACTGCGTTCACCCCGGAATCGAGATGATCGCGAAGCTCGGATTCCACGAAATCATCGAAGAGACCCTGTTTATACGCAAGCGCGGCGATGGGCTTATCAACTGGAGCGCGGACAAGCCGTGGAAATTCTTCCGGATGGACAAGCGGGAATACAACGAATTTATCAAAGGAAAACCGACGCTCGACCGTCTGAAAACGCGCCGGATGCTCCGGAGCTACTGGTCGGGGTCAACTATCGCGGACGCGGACGACGAGCTCCGCCGGTACGGGAGATTCGGCGACGCCAGCTACAAAGACTACGAAATCATCGCGGCAAAGCTCTCGCCGGTGCTCAGCCGGAAGCAGATGGCGAACTACATCGACCGGAACGCCCGCGGAGATGAATCAGACCTCGAAGAATGGCGGGCGCCGGATTACCGCCGACACAGAACGCTCATCACATACCGCGATTACTACGACATGGCAGAAGAACTCGGGCTCGATCTCACCGAACCGCGCGTCCTGATGCCGAAAAGCCTGACAGCCGCGCACGACGCCGCCGTCGAGCTGAAAAACGCCATCACACGCGAAGAGAAAGAACGGAAAGAACGCGAAGCCGACGAGAGATACCGGGACGAGAGATACGACGAGCTGAAACAGCTCTACAGCTTTTCGGACGAACACTACCTCGTCCGACCTCCGGAGAACGCCGCCGAAATCATTAATGAAGGCAAAGCCCTGCACCACTGCGTCGGAGGCTACGCCGCGAGACACCTCGAGGGGAAAACGACCATACTGTTCATCAGGCGGACAGAAACGCCGGACGAGCCGTTCTTCACGGTTGAAATGAACATAGATAAACTCTGGGCGAAAATACGGCAGATTCACGGGCTGCGCAACCGCGCGCCGGACAAAGAGCTGGACGGTTTCGTCGACAGCTGGCTCGACGAGATCGTCGGAAGACAAGCAAAACGAAAGGAGAAACGCACACATGAGAGCAAGGCTTCCTGAGGAACGGGCGACCATCGAGCGCTCGAAGGTCATGACCGCCGCTATCCGCGAAGAGCTCAAAAAGAAGCTCGAGGACGACACCAGAGAGCAGATCAACCAGAACGCCGGGCGGTACGACACGATTCTCGCCTACGCCCTGAGCGAGCGCTTCGGCTTCGGGCGGAAAAGAATCACGGATTTTCTCAAGGAAATCATCGACTGCCACATCTACACAAAAGACCGGTACGGCGAAAAGTATCAGGACACAGCCTACGCCGTGAAGCTCCGGGGAAAAGGAATCGACATGGAAGAAATCGAGAAAGAACTCGACGATTACGCGAAAGAAAGAGGTATTGAATTTTGATAGATCTAACGGGAAACGAAATCATAGAGACCGAGGCGAAAGAAATCCTCCCGGACGCCGGGAGAGCTCACCTCGTACACGGTGAAATCCTCGCCGGAAAAAAGCAGGTGGCAATCGGACTCTACGAGTTCGCCGCCGGTCTCAAAACAATGAGGGACGAACGGCTCTATCAGGCGCTCGGGTGCGCCGGCTTTGACGAGTACTGCGAAAAGCTCGCGAAAGTCAACGTCTCGCAAGCCTACAAGTACATCACGATCCTCGCCTACGCCGAGGAGCTCCGGGAAAAAGGAATCGACATAGAAGAAATCGAGAAAGAGCTCGACGATTACGCGAAAGAAAGAGGAATTGAATTTTGATTGATTTAATGGGAAACGAAATAATCGAAACCGAGGCAAAAGAAATCCTCCCGGACGCCGGGAGGGCGCACCTCGTACACGGTGAAATCCTCGCCGGGAAAAAGCAGGTGGCAATCGGACTCTACGAGTTCGCCGCCGGTCTCAAAGCAATGAGGGACGAACGGCTCTATCAGGCGCTCGGGTGCGCCGGCTTCGACGAATACTGCGAAAAGCTCGCGAAAGTCAACGTATCGCAAGCTTACAAGTACATCAAAGTATATGAAGAGCTCGGAGCGGGCGCTTTACAGTCGGCCGGAGGAATGGGTATCGAGAAACTTTTCCTCGTCACGCAGCTTCCGCCCGCCGAGAGAAGCGACGCCATCGCCGAGCCGGAAACCATCGAGGGCATGAGCGTGAAGGAACTCAAAGACTTTGTCGCGAAGGCAAGACAGCAGGGCGAACAGCTCTCGCTTGTACAGGACGAACTCGACGAACTGAAGCTCGAAAAACAGGACGCCGAAGCCGAACGGGACGACGAAAAAGCAAGGCTCGAGAAGGAACTCGAACACCTCCGTGAAAAGCTCAGAGCAACCGAAGACACACAAAAAGAAACCATAAAAGCCGCCATCAACGCCGAAAAGAACAAATACGCCGAAGAAGCCGAAACCTTAGCGCGGCTCAAAATGCGGCTCGAAATCGAAGAAGCCCGGAAAGCCGGTGAGGAAGACGGGAAAAAGGCGGCGGAACAGGCTGTCGACAAAGCGAAGCAGACTCTCGAAAAAGAAAAGAAAGCTCTCGAGGACGCGAAAAAGACAGCCGAGGACGAAAAGAAGAAAGCCGAAGCCGAACTCAACGCGCTGAAAAAGGAAATCGGCGGCAGAGACGAACAGATCGCCGGGCTCGAAAAGAAGCTCCGGACAGCGGACAGCGCGACGGCGGGATTCAAGGTCTGCCTCGAAGGGCTCGTCGGAGCCTACGACCGATGCCGCGAATATCTCGCAAAAATCGAAGACGCGAACGAAAGAACAAAATGTGAAACCGCCCTCGGACGGGCTATCGAAAGGATGGAAACAAGATGAACAGTAAAGAACAGAAGCTCATGCGGGAAGCAATGGATCTGCACTACAACTGCGACGAGCAGCATGATTGTACGCACTGCCTCTTCGGGAAAGGCGGTATACCCTGTAAGGTCAGCGGGATCCCCTCCGAATGGTTCAAGGATGAACTCATGCCCGAAGGCGCCGATCGGCTTCGTGACGACACGGAAACGATACGCACGGCTACGGTTACGCGAACATACAAACCGGTCGCTCGCGGGGAAATCCTCGACATGGCGAAAAAGATCGTCACCGGCGAGCGCGAACAGCAGTATGGAAAGCCCGAAGACAACTTCCGGCTCATCGGCGAGCTCTGGAAAATCTATCTCGACAACAAGTACGGAACGATCATCGACATCGCCGCCGAGGACGTGGCGCTTATGATGGCACTTATGAAAAACGCGCGGATCATGACAGGTATATATAAGGAAGACAGCTACATCGATCTCTGCGGGTACGCTGCTTGCGCCGGGGAAATCGCCGCGAAGAAAGCGAAGGAGAACAAAAATGACTGACGCGCACATAATCTGGAAAGAGCGGGAAGTCAGGCTCGAGACGTATTATAACAGCGGGCATTTATGGGAAGGTGTACCGTTTTATTTCTTGAAATACAGTCAATTTAAGGACAAAATTCCATACTGCTCCCGCTGTGGCAAGCGTATCGATGACAGATTTATGCACTTTTGCCCGAACTGCGGCGCGAAGCTGAATGAGGAGGACGAAAATGATCAAAGCAACGATTAAAACCGGAGAAAATGGCGTACTCGAGCTTGAAGGCACTGCGGAGGAGATTACAGAAGAGGTCGCGGGTCTCATTCAGAGCGTCTATCTGACATTGGATGAACCGACCAGAGCAATCTACAAAGAAGTGCTTCTCATTGCGATAAGGGAGGGGATGATACTCAATGGCGATTAAGATAATCAAGTCCGGCGTGCGACTCACCGATCCGATTCGATTCAGCTGTTGGAACTGCGGTTGCGAATTTACCGCGACTTGTCAGGACTATCGGCGCGTAGGTAATAATTTCGTTATAAACTGCCCGTTCTGCGGTGACGAAATCCATGACACAGAATCGAACCTTCTGATTCGCAGACGGCTCGAGACGAATTATGAGCGAAGGTTCTATAACGACGTTCCGGAGGGATGAAAATGATTAACAAAAGTACCGTGAAGCTTATCAAGCAAACCGTCTGCGACTATGTGAACGAGCACATTGACAAGACCGGCAAAATGCAGATAACCGCTGACAACGTGTATATCGTCCGGTTCGGCAAAAAATTCCCAAATTGGGGAGCACTCGCATATACAACCTATCCTGGCGGAATGTACTTCGAGTTAAACTACGTCGGAGGCAAAGACGAGCTGTATCTCGATATTTACAAGCGGATCGATAGCCGGTGCATACGAGGTGAAGAGAATGGACGCGGTTGAATATCTCAAGGAAAAGAACAGGATGTGCGACAATTGCGCGGAGGATTACGGTGAAGAGTGTATGCTGCATACCAAGGCACGAGAAGTGGGCGAATTGTGTTCCACTTATGCGCAGAGATACCCCGCTGAAGCTGTCGAAATCGTCGAACGGTGGGCTAAGGAGCATCCGGCGAAAACCCGGCAGAGCGTGATTCTAAAGATGTTTCCGAGTGCGAGCAAGCAAGGCGACGGTATACTAACGTTCTGCCCTCGGGCGGTGGATACCGAATTCCTCTGCCCTCGAAAGCACTCGGATGACTACAGCGAGTGCGTCGATTGCCGCCGTGACTTCTGGCTCGCGGGGGTGGACGAATGAGAATTCTCAGGTCGACACCCTTCATCCTGCTGTACATTTCCATCACGATTCTTGGGATCGGCTGCGTCCTTCTGGGCTCGAGAGGGATGTTCGAGCCGTTCAACGTTTTCCCGCTCGCGGTGACTCTGATCGCCGTCGGCGGGATAATGACGGCGGCGTTCGGGGTGGCGGCGTGGATATATGTGATGGAGATGATCAGCAATGGAAAGATCGATGACGATGAATGAATGGATAAGCACGAAAGAAAAGCTGCCGAAGGCAGAAGATTAGGACGACGACGAAATCAGATTGTGGAGACCATATCCGGAACTGCCGGAGGGAGAATCTATAAATTGAGGAGGAAAAAACAATGATAAAAGCAGACTTCGCGACCGATGAATCCGGACGCATCGAGACCGAGCTCGTCGAGCACACAGAAGAATTCGCGCCGGAGCCGACCGAGCTTCTCGCGCAAAGCCATCGGTTATACGATGAAGTAAAAAAGGCGCTCGAAGAGCTGCTGAAACAGATGGAGACAACACGATGAAATGGGATGAAGAAAAGCTCCGCACCTACTCGGAAATGCGGAAATCCGGCGCGACGGCGGAAGAGATCGCTGCCGTCCTCGGGTGCGACAAGAACGCCGTCTATACCAAAACGAAAGAACTCAACCGCAAAAACAGAGACACCGCGCGCACGGATGACATGATCACAGCGACCGAGCCTCCGAAGCCCGAGCCGCTCGTCACCCTGAAACCCGAATACAAAAAGGCGCCCGCGAACAGCGAACGTATCGGATGCTATGTCAAAGAAGCGCTCGCCGAAGCGGATCACCTCGGAATTCAACCCGATGAGATTAACGTCCGGCTCCGCGAAGCGGACGGCAGAGAAATCAGCCTCTACGGGACGGACAAAAACGGACGACGCGTCATTATAACCTACACCGTCCTCGGAGAGAAGACGCCGGTAATGCTTCGCTGAACAGAATCAGAAAAGAGGAAGACCAGATATGCGGTCTTCCTCTGTGTCACAACTTCTTACCTATTACATAATACCTTACACCATATAGAGACATCGGGGCGCGAGCCCCGAATCAACCTCGTAATGGGTATTAATAACTCTGCACAAGCTGCCCAAAACAGAGAAAACATTTCCCGACACGACATCGCGCACACACGCGTGTGCGAACCATTTCCAAAACCGACACAGTTCAAACCGACACGGTTCGGCAGAACGAATAAAATCCGTGACCACGAAAGAGAGGTAGATTCAAAAATGACCTTCGTCCGCGAACAGCAGATATACACCCGCCGAGTCAGAGGCGAAGAACAGAAAGAAGTGCACCTCTCTGTCATCACCGAGGGACAGAAGAAGTACTACGGTTCCCACCGCTCGAGAAAGAAAGTCAAGGTGTCCTCACCAAAACAGAAGGCTCTCAACGACAAGCGGTCGAGAATCTACTTTGAGATGCTGGCAAGCACCAACTTCGGACGCGGAGACTACCTCGTGACGACTACATATGGCGACGAACACCTTCCAGGCTCCGCCGACGATGGAGACGACAATGTCAAGCGGTTTCTCCGCCGTCTTTCCGTGGTCTACAAAAAAGCGGGTGTACCTTTCCGGTATATCTACACAACGTCCTACTCCTCCGGACGTAACGGCGGGGCTCCCGTCCGTATGCACCATCACATACTCCTCTCCGGCGGTGTCGACCGCGATCTGATCGAGGACGCCTGGAGAGCAAAGTCGGACAAGCCCGGCAGACTCGGAGACAAGCTCGGGTTTGCCAACGTAAAAAAATTACAGCCGGACGAAAGCGGGATCACCGCCGCCCTCGTGTACTTTGTCAAGCAGGCAAGAGAGGGTATCCGCCGCCGCTGGCACGCGAGCGTCGGTCTCAAAAAACCTCTCGCCGCCTGTCCGAACGACGACTCCTATGATTTCCGCGACCTCAAAACCATCCGCGACCGCGGATCCGACGCTCCCGACAAAACATGGTGGGAAAAACGCTATCCCGGATGGACTCTCGCCGGGCTCGGAGCCGTGACCATCAGCGAAAGCGAGATTTCCGGAACCTCCGTCCGCGTCAAGCTCAGACGCCTCGATGACACGCCGCCGCGGGAAAAGAAGTTATACACAGAAAAAAACGGGTTATCCACAGGCAAGGCAGGGTTATCAACAGAGTTATCAACAGGTCGCAAGCCTGTCGCAAATAAATCAAAATCAAGTCGCAAAAAAGAAGGAGTGATCACATGAGTTATCCACAAGCAAGAGGATATCTGCCGACCGAAGACAGCGAACAAGAAGCGCTCTTTGAGTGGGCGGCAATGATGAGCCGGGTTCAGCCGTGTCTCCGGCTCCTGCACCACATACCAAACGGCGGAAAGAGAGATATCGGCACCGCGCGGGCGCTCCGGAGACGGGGTGTCAAGCCCGGTGCGCCTGATCTCTGTCTGCCGCACCCCGCCGGACGGTATCACGGGCTGTACATAGAGCTCAAAAAAGCACATGGCGGCAAGACGAGCGACTATCAGGATGAGTGGATAAAAGCCCTCGAAGGCGAGGGCTACTTTGTCGCGGTCTGCCACGGGTGGAGAAAAGCCGCCGCGAAGATCGAAGAGTATCTGAAACTCGAGAGCCCGGGCGCAGCCGAGAAAGGAGAAGACGATGAAAACACGTGATTTCAACTACCTTCCCGCTGTACACCTCGGACGGCGCAAGCAGGGACTGATATACTATCTGTCCCACAACTACCATCAGCTCCCGCCGAAAAAGCGGAAGATCATCGACGAGCACATAGCGAGAGTCGGCGGCGCGCACCCCGACGCTCTGAAAAGATACATGACGACAGACGATCCGATAACCGCCATCTGCGCCGAGTGCTACATAGGTTCGCCGAACACGGTCTACTCCATGCAGCGCGATTACTACGAGCGATTTCCACTCGAGCGGATACTCAGATAAACAGTTCAGGAGATTCGGATTTTTCCGCTCTCCTGAATTTTTTTCGCCGAAAACTAAAGTTAGTAGTAATGAGGGTACAAAGTGTGATATAATATAGGCGCAAAGGAGGTGACGACCCCGAAAATGGGACGGAAAAAGAAATATCCGAACGGAAAGGCGCTGAAAACAGCATGCGACCACTATTTCGACTCGATCTCATACGACGAGGAGGTTGTGAAGGAAATGCCGAACGGCGACGTGAGAACCGTTTACAACCGCCTCGGTGAACCCGTCGTTCGTCGGACGTGGGTCGTCGCTCCCACGCTCACCGGACTCTGCAACGCCCTCGGCGTCAGCCGGGACACATGGGCTACATACGCCTCCGACCCGGACTTTTCGGACGCATGCAAGGGCGCGAAGGCAATCATCGAAGAATACCTCGAAGAGCAGCTCTCGACGCGCGAGAAGAGCGTCCAGGGGCTCATATTCAACCTCCAGAACAACTACGGCTGGTCGGGCGAAAGACGCGAAATCGAAATCGGCGAGAGGGCGAAAGCCGCCGCGGACGCCGCGAACATCACTATGGCGGACAAGCTCGCTCTGATCGGCGAGGTCGCCGAAGCTCTCGGAGAAAAGCCCGGAGACGGACACGACGGCACTGCGGAGCCGGACGGCACTGCGGAACCGGACGGTGATGACGATGCCCACGAAGAGCCCGACGACGGCTGATTCCAGCCGACCGGAAAGAAAAGCACCCAAAGCCCGGAACCGGAAGCCGAAACGCGACGAAATCGACCGCGCTTACGCCGCGGCGCTCTGGTATAAGAATCTTCAGGACACAACAAATTCGTGCTTTCTGCCGCTTTTCTTCGACACGCACCGCTATCTCGTCCTCAAAGGCGGCGGCGGCTCCGGAAAATCAGTCTTCGCGGCAAGAAAGATCGTCGAGCGGGCGGCGAGCGAGCCCGGACACAGATTCCTAGTTTGCCGGAAAGTCGGAAACACTATCCGGCAATCCTGCTTCCGGTTGATATGCGCGCTGATATCCACCTATTACCCCGACGCCGGCGCGAAAATACGATCGGGGGATATGACCATAGCGTTCCCGAACGGCTCCGAGATTCTCTTCTCCGGACTCGACGACGTGGAAAAACTCAAGTCCATCTATGAGATCACCGACATCTGGATCGAAGAGGCGACCGAGCTCGACGAGTCCGACCTCAATCAGCTCAACATCCGTATGCGCGGCAAGTCGCCGTACTACCGGCAGATGATTATCACGTTCAACCCGGTCAACATTCTGCACTGGCTGAAGAAAAGGTTCTTCGACGGGCAGAGACCGGAAATCGCCGCGAGAATCCGGACGCACGAGTCGACCTACCGTGACAACCGGTTTCTGTCGACCGAAGACAAAGAGGAACTCGAGCACTACAAGTATATCGACCCGTACTACTATCAGGTCTACTGCCTCGGCGAGTGGGGCGTCACCGGCAAGACGGTCTTCTCCGCCGCTAAGCTCTCGGCGCGGCTGCAAATGCTCCTCGAGCGGAAACCGAAATGGAAGACCGGAAGCTTTATCTACGAGTACGAGCTCGAGCAGATCACCGACTCGACCATCAGTTTTATCGAGTCGGACGACGGATTTGTCCGGATCCTCCGGGACGCCGAGCCGGGCGTACCCTATGTCATCGGCGCGGACACCGCCGGGGACGGCTCCGACTGGTTTGTCGCCCAGGTGCTCGACAACCGCACCGGCGAGCAGGTATGTATCATGCGATGCCGGATCGACGAGGATCTTTTCACAAAACAGCTCTACTGCCTCGGACGGCACTACAACGACGCGCTTGTCGCGCCCGAGACGAATTTCTCGACCTTCCCCGTCCGCGAGCTCCAGAGACTCGGATATGATAACATCTTCGTCCGCGACGTGATCGACAGCTTCACCCACGAGACAAAAAAGCAATTTGGCTTCCGCACCGACCCGAAATCAAGACCCGTCATCATCGCCGGACTCGTACAGATTGCGAGGGAAAACCCGGAGAACATAAACGACGTGACGACTATCGACGAGATGCTGACATTCGTCCGCGACGAGCATTTCCGGGCGGCAGCCGCCGACGGGGCGCACGACGACTGCGTCATGTCCCTCGCCATCGCGCACTACCTGAGACCCTATCAGAGATGCGTCGTCGAGGCTCCGGCGGAAAAAGAAGTTACCTGGCATGAATCCCTCTGGGAAGACTACCGGAACGCCGACGAGGAGGGCAGAAAGATGCTCATAAAGAGATGCGGACACCCGAGAGGGTTGTCGTAAGGAGAAGCAATGGAAAAGAAAACAACCGGCTCGGAGAACGCGACTCTCCGAATGTGGAAAGAGCGGTTCTCAAAAGCCTACACCGCGTATCAGAAGGAGCTCGAGAGCATCGAGGTCCGCGACGCCGCGTGGAGAGGCGAAGTCGAGCCTATCAGATACACACAAAACGAAAAGAACGCCGTCGAGACCCCGCACGTGCGGAATATCATCGCCGAGATCATCGAGTCGGAGGTCGACACAAGCATTCCGATGCCGAAGGTCACGGCGAAACGCAAAGAAGACGAACGGCTCGCGAAGATCATCGAAGATATGCTCCGGGACGAGCTCGACCGCATGAGCTTCGAGATCATCAACGACTGGGCGGAAAGAATTGTCCCGATACAGGGCAGCTGCTTTTACCTCATCGAATGGGACGAGACGCAGAGAGGTCACTCCACGGTCGGAGAAAACAAGGTCACGCGGCTAAATCCGAAACAGGTCATCCCGCAAGCCGGGATCTACGAGATGGAAGACCTCGAGTATATTTTCGTCCTGCTGCCGCAGACAAAAGAGTACATACGCCGGCGCTACGGTGTGACCCTCCGGGAGGACGACGCCGAAGACAAGCCCGAAATCAGAACCGCGGACGGAGAATCCGGAACCGCCGATGATCTCATCACGCAGTACATCGTGTACTATCGCAAGGACGGCGACCAGGTCGGAATGTACTCGTGGGTACTTGACACCGAGCTCGTCGACGACGAGAACTATCAGGCACGGCACACGCCGCAGTATCAGGCGACGACCTACGGATTACAGCCGCCGACGCTGCCGCAGACCGGAGGCGCCGGATATCCTTATCAGCCGGACATGATGCCCGGCATGGACGCGCCGGTTATACCGGACTATGTGCCGGACATCTTCCCGGTCGTGATGCAGCGCAACGTCACGAGCTTCGGGCATTTTCTCGGCAACTCGGACGTCGACCTGATACTCCATCAGCAGCGGACGACCAACCGGATCGAGGCGCGGATCATCGAAAAGCTCCTCACCGGCGGATCCTACACGATACTGCCGTCCGACGCGAACGTCCGGACGGATAACGATATCGGTAAGACGATCACCGTCGACAACCCCGCGAAGGCTCAGGGCATACGCTCGGTAGACCTCACCGGCGACATCACCCAGGAGCTCGCCTACCTCTCGCAGATTTACGAAGAAGCAAGACAAGTCATCGGTATCACCGACTCGTTCCAGGGACGGCAGGACACGACCGCGACAAGCAAAGTCGCGAAGGAATTCGCGGCGAAGCAGACCGCCGGACGGCTCGAGTCGAAACGGCAGATGAAGCAGTTCGCGTACTCGAAGATCTTCGAGATACTGTTCAAATACAAACTCGCCTACGCTGACGAGCCCCGACCTATCCGGGCGACCGACAAGAACGGCGACACCGAGTACGAGGAGTTCAACCGGCTCGATTTCCTCAGACAGGACGACGCCGGGGAGTACTACTGGAACGATGATTTCCTCTTCTCGTGCGACACCGCCTCGCCGCTCGCGTCGAACCGCGAAGCCATGTGGCAGGAGACGCGAATGAATCTCGAGAGCGGGGCTTTCGGGGATCCCTCGAGTCTTGAGACCCTGATACTATTCTGGGGCAAAATGGAGGCGCTGCACTACCCGCTCGCGTCCGAGACGAAGCAGTATCTCATGGACGAGAAGGAGCGGCAGGAACAACTCGCCGCCGAACAGCAACAGGCGCTCGGCGCGGATATCCAATCGCAGATAGATGAAGCGGCAAGGCAAGCCGCAATGAGAGACGCCGGTATGACAGACACCGGCGCAAGCACAGCGAATTACTCCCCCGACACAACGTCGCAGGGATTGATTTGATAAAGCACCGGACACAGTCTCCGGCGCGACCAGATAAACAAGGGAAAGGAGGACCACAAAAAATGGCAGACAAGACAAATTGCCTCGTCGGCAAGATCAGCGGCTCCGGCGTACAGAACATCAAAGCGCCCGTCGCCCAGAACAAGAAGACCGGTAAGAGCACCGTGACCAGAGGAAACGACCTCCGGACCGGCAAGGGCAAGTAAGCCCACAGGGTCCCGCACAAGGGAGCGCCACACTGAGGCGCAGAGGGGACGAGCATATGCGACCCCGATCAGCGGGCGGATATCCGCCACGCCGCGGACGGCGTAAAACATCTGTCTCGGAAACACTGAATAATTCGGGTTTTCGCGAAAAAAGGCTTGAATTTGTGGGCTTATTTCGCGAAAACAACCTTGAATCAGTGTTTCCTATTACGCAGGGAGAAAAGCGGAAAAATCCCCGGGCGAAGAAACCCGCAGGAGCAGATATGCTGGAACAGAACGACATAAATTCGATATTCGACTACACCCCCGAGACCACGGAAGGCGACACAGGCGCAGAACCCACGACAACCGAAACCACTACTCCGGACACCACGCCGGCGGAGACACAGCCGCAGACGACAGGCATGTCCGGAGAGGGCGCGGAAGGCACAGGCGAAGCGAACAATCAGGCGGAAGAGACCGCTCCCGACGCATCAGGGGACGAGCACCCCGCACAGTCCGAGTCGGACAACCGGCGCTTCGCCGCCGCCAGACGCAGAGCGGAAGCCGAAAGAGACCGCGCCATCGCCGAAGAGAGAGCGAACAGCGAACGGTATATAAACGACGCTATCGCCGCGCTCGGGATCACCGACCCCGCGACCGGCACGCCCGTCACGACCAAAGCGCAGTATGACGCCATGAGACAAGCTCAGGCTCAGAACGCGAAGCAGTCGTTTATGCAGGCGAACAACATGAGCGAGGCGGACTACAACGCCCTCGTCGGCACACTGCCGGAAGTACAGGCGGCGAGAAAAGCCCTCGCCGAAGCCGAACAAGCCGCGAGAAAGTCGAACGAAGCCGCCGCGAAGATAAAGATCGACGAGCAGATCAAGGAAATCTCGAAGATGGATCCCGCCGTGAAGTCAATTGACGACATCATGGCGATGGAGAACTATCAAGAATTCTACGATCTCGTCAAGAAGGGCAACTCCTTTACAGACGCGTACAAGCTCGCGAATTACAGTCGGCTGGTCGAGCGCGCCGCCGCAGCCGAAAAGCAGCGGACGCTCAACGCTCAGGCTGGAAAAGCACATCTCACTCCGCAGAACGCCGGACAGGGACAAGGGCTCCCGACAGTGCCGGCGGAAGAAATGGAATACTACAAAATGCTCTGTCCCGATATGACTCCGGAGGAGATCGCCAGGGACTGGGCTAAGCGAAAAGCAAAATAACGACAAAACGAAAGGAAAACAAAATGGGATTTCTCATTCAGAACGTCGAGGGCGGCTATGTTCCCGCTTTCGAATACCTCCCCGCGAGCGCTATCACGCCGAAGATCGGTCTCGCGCTTAAGCTCGACACCGGCAAGCTCGCTATCGCTTCCGGCACAGACAAGCCCGAGTTTATCTCGATGACTGAGCGCGACTCCGCCGTGACCGCCGGTGACATCATCCCCGTCATCCGCGTCACCGAGGACATCACCTTCGCCGTCCCCGCACAGGCGGCGCAGACGAGCGTCAACATCGGCACGAAAGTCACCCTGCATACCGACGGAATGCAGGTAACCGCAACAGCGACCAGCGGAACGGCTGAGATCGTGGGACGTGAGGGCACGGCTGCCGGTGACATACAGTATGTCCGATTTCGCTGACCCGGATCCTGTCCCGGCGGAAGACACGAAAGAAAAAGGAAACTGACAAGAAAGGAAACATATAAATGGCAAACATCACATTTACTTACGGCTCCGGGATCAACGACTCGATCTTCGGCAAGGTCCAGGCGCCGATTCAGAGCTTTATCGAAAAGAGGGGCGAAGCCTGGGAGCAGAAGTCTCTCATCGGCTCGATCTTCGCGTCCACCAAGTCGAAGCACTTCGGCGAGCAGTACGGCTCCATGACCGCCATGGACGGATTCCAGCCGGTCGGAGAGAACGGCAAGCACCCGGTCGACGGCAACCGCGAGAGCTACAAGAAGTACCTCGAAAACGAGACCTGGAAGAACTCCTTCTCGATCTCCCGCGAGGCAATGGACGACGCTGTCGTTGTCAACCTCAAGAAGCGCCCCGAGGCGTTCATCGCGGCTTACTACCGCACCCGTGAGCTCTACGCCGCGGCTGTCCTCGGCGCGGCTGTAAAGGGTCTCACCACCTGCGATTTCCGCGGCAGGAAGTACGACGTGACCGCCGCCGACGGAAAGAAATTCTTCGCGACCGACCATCCGTCGATCCTCGGCAGAAAGGCGCAGGGCAACCTCTTCAAGGACGCCTTCTCGACGAAGGCTCTCGGCGCGGTCGAGACGAAGATGCAGGGCGTCATGGACGACAACGGCGATATCCTCGATATCTCCCCCGACACCATCGTCATCCCGAACGACTACGCGCTGAAAAACGAAGTCTTCGAGGCTATCGGCTCCGACAAGAACCCCGACACCTCAAACAACGGGTTCAACTACCACTACGGACGCTGGAACGTCATCGTTCATCCGTACCTCAACCAGTTCATCACCGAGGGAACGAAGCCGTGGATCCTCCTCGACTCGTCCGCGAACGAAAGATACCTCGGCGCGGTCTGGCAGGATCGCGTGTCGCTCGAGGTCGAGTCCAAGATCGACTCCGACACCAACGCGAACCAGTGGCTCGGATATGCGAGATTCGTCGCGGGCTTCAACGACTGGAGACCCTTCGCCATTGGCGGCATGAGCTCCGGCACACAGCTGATAACGGCGTCCTGACGCATATCAGGAATAAAATAACGGCGGCACGCCGGACGGCGATATGCCTCCGGCGCGCCGCCGGCTGTTTTGAAGGGAACGAAATGAAAATATCCAAAATCATCGCGCTCGCGGACGAGCTGAAACCGAACTCTCTCTCGGACGAGATCAAAGTGCAGTTTGTCAACGAATGCGAAGGGCTGATACAGTCCGAAATCGCTCTGCTCCCCGCGTCCGACATGATCACGCACAGCGCCGACGATTACGACGCCGAAACGCTCATCAGAGCGCCGCACGACAAAATCTACATTGCCTACCTCACGGCAATGATTGACTTCGCGAACGGCGAGTACAACAAGTACGCGAACACAATCGAACTGTTCAACGCCTACAGCCGCGAGCTTCACCGGTGGTATTTCGAGAAGGTTCACCCCGCCGATCTCGCGGAGGAAGAACGAAAAGCCGCGCTCGACGCGCTCTACGACGGGAGGACAGACAATGAACCTTGACGATCTCATACCGGTCATCTCCGCGGCAATCGCCATCGCGGCGTTTATCATCGGACGCATATCCGCGAGCCGGTCGGACGGGAAGCAGGACGGCGCTATGCTCACCGATATCGGCTACCTCAAAAAAGGCAACGACGAGATACTCCGCAAACTCGAGGCACAGGACCACAAGAACAACGAGCTCTCCGAGAGGCTGGTCGCCGTCGACGAAAGCGCGAAGCAAGCGCACAAAAGAATAACCGAACTCAGAGAGGAAATGCACAAGGGGGCACAGAACGGATGAAGCTGAGATTTTCGGTAACCGGACAGCGGATTATCCGCACCGATCACACTCTCGTCGCCTCCGACTCGAGAAAGTATATCACGGCTCAGGTGAAGTTCGATTCCGATTGGGACGACATCACCTCGACATACCTCATATTCGAGCCGGAGAGCGGAGACGCGATAGCCGCTTACCTCACCGACGGAGCTTTCGACGAGTCGCTCGGAGTCTCACTCGCCGCCGGACGGTGGGACGTCTCCGCGCACGGAACCAACTCCGCCGGGAAGAAGATCGACACCGCGCCGATCACCATCGAAGTACAGCAAGCCGGCGGAACCGAAGGAAGCGCGCCGCCGTATGTCGCGCCGTCAGCCGCCGACCAGATCGCCGCCGTCGCCGCCGAGGCGAAAGCGACCGCCGACAGCGTCAGAGCCGACGCCGACGCCGGGAAATTCAAAGGCGCGAAAGGCGATAAAGGAGACAAAGGCGACACCGGAGCCACAGGACCAAAAGGCACGACAGGAGACAAAGGTGATAAGGGAGACACCGGAGCGAAAGGCGATACAGGCGCGAAAGGAGAAAAGGGCGACAAGGGCGATAAGGGCGACACAGGCGCGAAGGGAGACAAAGGCGATACGGGCGACGCGTTCACGTACGACGACTTCACCGCCGGACAGCTCGCGGCGCTCAAAGGCGAAAAGGGTGACAAAGGCGCGAAAGGCGACCAGGGTGAAAAAGGCGACGCGTTCACCTATGACGACTTCACGCCGGAACAGCTTGCCTCGCTGAAAGGCGAGAAGGGCGAGAAGGGCGACAAAGGCGACCCGGGCGCGAAAGGCGACGCGTTCACGTATGACGATTTCACCGCCGGGCAGCTCGCGGCGCTCAAAGGCGAAAAGGGTGACAAAGGCGAAAAGGGCGAAAAGGGCGATCAAGGCGCGAAAGGCGACGCGTTCACCTATGACGACTTCACGCCGGAACAGCTTGCCTCGCTGAAAGGCGAGAAGGGCGACAAGGGCGACAAAGGCGACCCGGGCGCGAAGGGCGACGCGTTCACGTATGACGACTTCACCGCCGAACAGCTCGCCGCGCTCAAAGGCGAGAAAGGAGACAAAGGAGAGCCCGGAAAGGACGGAACCGGCGCGACGGTCGACGTCGTCGCTCCGACCGCGTCCGCGACCACCGGACAAGCGGCAGACGCGAAAGCAACCTATGAAGCGCTTGAAAAGAAGCTCGACAAGTCGGGCGGAACCATGACCGGTGCGCTCACGCTTTCCGGGACACCGACTGCCGATCTCCACGCCGCGACGAAGAAGTATGTTGACGACTACGTGACCGCGAAGACGAAGACATACACAGCCGGGACTGGAATTCAGATAAGCGAAGCGGGAGTGATCTCGCTCGCTCTCACAAACGCGAACGGAGGTAGCTTCTGATGCCGGAAAAACCAGAACAGTATATAGCGAACACCGCCGACCTGACGGCGGTCGCTGACGCGATACGCACCAAAGGCGGGACGACGGATACACTTACATTCCCGGACGGATTTGTCAGCGCGATAGGAAACCTCGGTTCCGGAGAACCGGTACAGCCAAAGGACGTCAACTTCATCGACTATGACGGAACGGTGCTCCACTCATACACCGTCGCCGAAGCCGCCGCTCTGACCGCTCTGCCGGCGCTGCCGTCACATGACGGGCTGACCTGCCAGGGGTGGAACTGGAGTCTCGCGGATATCAAGGCGCTCGGACGGGCCGTCACGGCCGGGGCGATGTATATTACGGACGACGGGAAGACGAGAATTTATATCCACCTCGAGGAAGGGCGGACGTCGCCTGTGCTCGGGTGCTGCCCGAACGGTACGGTTACAGTTGACTGGGGTGACGGGACTACACCAGATACGCTGACGGGGGCAAGCACGACCGCAGTTCAGTGGACACCGACGCACAATTACGCCGCACCGGGGGATTATGTGATAAAGCTTACGGTCAGCGGGAGCATGGGGTTTTACGGAAGCGGCACCTCTAACCCAGTCAGCAAACTGCTCGGATACAGTTCGGCAGATGACAACAGAAATAAAGTTTATCTAAACGCGGTGAAAAAAATTGAAATTGGCGGCGGCGTAACATCGATTGGCGTATGGGCATTCAGCGGTGGCGAATCCCTGTCCAACATCACTATCCCGAACGGTGTAACATCGATTGGGGCGGGTGCGTTCAACGGGAACTTATTCTTGTCCAGCATTGTCATCCCAGACGGCGTAACAACTATTGAAAATAAAACGCTCAATGGCTGCTATAATTTGTCCAACATCAGCATCCCAAACAGTGTGATGGTAATTAGAGACGCCGCATTTGGAAACTGTCGTATTTTGTCCGGCATCAACATTCCAGACAGCGTGGTGTCGATTGCACAAACTGCATTCGGTGGCTGCTTCGCTCTTTCGAACATCACTATCCCGAACGGCGTAAAAGCGATTTCAGCCAGCATGCTATACAACTGTTATCGGTTGTCCAGCATCATCATTCCAGACAGCGTGACATTCATTGGAGACAGTGCGTTTTGTGCCTGCCACTCCCTATCTAGCATAGCCATCCCTGATAGCGTGACAACGATTTATGACGGTGCGTTCTCGTCTTGTTACGGAATGAAGTTCTACGACTTCACTGCCGCGACCGCAGTACCAAGTCTTATAAATACAGACGCGTTCGAGAACATCGCCAACGACTGTGAAATCCGTGTCCCGATAGCGCTTTACGAAGAATTGATAGCCGCTACAAACTGGTCAACATATGCTGATCACATTGTCTACGTCGGAACGCCGTATTATCTGGATGTATCAATCAATGACGGCGGAACGGTAACGCCGACCGGACAAGTTTTTGCACCCCCGGGATGCACGAGGACACTCAAGATCGTCCCGGACGGTACACATGAGCTGTCGGATATCATGCTTGACGGCACAAGCGTCAAGAGTGCGGCAACATATGCTGACGCATCCTCTAACAGCGTGTCTGTCGAAGCCGTAGACGGTGCATCATATGGCTTTGCGCTTAATACAAATGGCTACTACGAATCACAGAACAAAGGCAAGAGCCAATCCGCTGCCGTGTGTAAAATCGCAATCACCGTGCTCGCGGAGACGGCGATGTCACTTGACATTATCAACTCCGGCGAGTCAAAATATGACTACGGTTTACTCGGCGCGGTCGATCAGGTACTGATAACGACGAACTCAGCTGATTTTGGCGTGGCGTGGTCTGGCAAGGGTAAATCATCAACAGACGTCGTAAATGTCCCTTTCACTATCCCGGCTGGCAAGCACTATATCTACGCGAAGTTCATCAAAGACGGTTCAGGTGACGACGGCAATGACAGCTTGCAGTTCAAGGTGAATCTGCCGACCGAAAGTTTTTGGGCATACACAATCGAAAACGTACAATCCGATCACGATATCGTCGTGACATTCGGCGCGAAAGGAGCCTGACATGATCAAAACAGAAAACATCTACGTCAACGACCGCACGCTTGTCCGCACCTACTCCGACGCGAACCTCATGATCCGTCAGGACGGCACCGGCAACATCTACTCCGAGGCGGTCGACCCTGTAGGCTCCGGGCGGACATACACCGAAACCGACACGCCCATCGAGCAGACGGAGGACGACCGTGCAGCACAGCTCGAGGAGGACAGCGCCGCCCTCAAAATCATCCTCGGAGAGGAGGAAAAGAAATGATCATCGACAGACAGACACGAGCCCGCGAGCTGCGGGAAGTCATCGAAGCCGCCGTGCAAACAGCGGACGAGAAGACAATATCCGAAGCTCCCGAGCTCTGCCGAACCCTGAAGCAGGACGGCGAACTTGTCCGGGCGGGAACCAGAATCAACTGGAACGGCACGATAAAGAAAGCCGGAAGCGACCTCTGGGACACCGAGGCGAACGACCCCGACCACGCGCCGAGCCTCTGGGCGGACATCGCCTACAGGGACGGCTACAGAATCATCCCCGGAACAATCACCGTCACGACGGCGTTCTCGAAAGGCGAAAAAGGCTGGTGGACAGACGGGAAGCTCTACGAGTCCAAGGTCGATAACAACGTCTACACGCCCGCGCAGTACGCGGACAACTGGAATGAGGTAACAACATGAACGCACTCAAAGGAATAGATATCTCAAAGCACAACTCCGGGCTGAACTTCAAGAAGCTGAAAGACGCCGGCGTCGACTTCGTGATGATCCGCGCCGGGTACGGCGGAATCGTCGACCCGAAGCTCGAAGCGCACGTGAACGGCGCGAAAGCCGCCGGGATGATGGTCGGCTTCTACTGGTTCTGCTACGCGCTCGACACAGCGGGGGCACGGCGTGAAGCCGAGCTCTGCTGTAGAACAGTCGCGAAGCACAAGCCGGAGCTCCCGATCTTCCACGACTTCGAGTATGATACCGAACGATACGCCGGAACGAAATGCGTGAAGTACACGCCGAAGCTCCGCACCGACATCATCACGGCATTCTGCGAGAGGGTCAAAGACCACGGCTTCGGGACGGGTATCTACACTAACCCCGACTACTGGCTCTACCGCCTCGAAACCGACCGGCTGAAAGAGTACAACCTATGGATCGCCGCGTACAAGAGAAAGGACTGCAAGGCGACATTCGACAGCGTCCCGCCGTCCGATCTTCATCCGGCATACCGGAACGCCATGATCTGGCAGCCGGGCAAATGCAGACTCCCCGGCGGCGGTATCGGAGACGTGGATATTGATTACGGTTACGGCATGAAGAAGCAGGAAACAAAAACCTACAAGGTCGGCGACACCTACACAATCAAAGAAGACGACATCTACACGAACGGCAAGCCGGTCCCGAAGCGGGTCGTCGGGCGAACCTACACGATCTGGCAGGTCAAGCCCGACTCGATACTGCTGAAAGAAATCGTCAGCTGGGTGAAAACAAAGAAAGGATGATCAGCATGAAAGCAATGATCTCACAGCCCATGAAGGGCATGGACGCCGAAGAAATCCTCGAGGTGCGCGAAAAGGCGAAACGAGTACTCGAGAACGAGGGATATGAAGTCGTCGATACATACTTCACCGGCGAGCCCGAGCCGGACGTCGTCAACCGCCCACTCCATTTTCTCGCAATGTCGCTTGCGAAGATGAGCGAATGCGAAGCGGTCTACTTCTGCCGCGGATGGGACGCCGCGAGAGGGTGTATCATCGAGCACGCCGCCGCGAAAGCCTACGGACTTGACGTGATCCTCGAATGAAGAAGTTCGAGTTCTCAAAGCTCATCTTCTGCGTCGACACGATCCTGACGATCTCGGTCACGGTCTTCGGCTGTGTGCTCATGTGGCGCACAGCCGACCTGTCGGCGCTCCCGACGCTGCTCTCGCTCGCCTTCGGGGCTTACGCCACGACGACCGGATTCTATTTCTGGAAAGCCCGGAAAGAGAATGAAATCAAGCTCCTGAAAGCGAACAATATCAAAATCGAGCGGCGGGACATCACCGGAAAGACGGAAGACGAATACACCGAAAATCAAATTGACGCGCCATACGGCGCGGAAGGGACGGATAACTATGAATAAAATCAATTGGAAGCAGAAACTCTCAAGCCGCAAATTCTGGGCGGCGGTCGCCGGATTTGTCACCGCGATCCTCGTCGCGTTCAATGTCGAGAACGGCACCGTCGAACAGATCACGGCGATTGTCACCGCCGGCGGCGTCCTCATCGCCTACATCCTCGGCGAGAGCGCAGTCGACGCGAACCGCACCTACACTCCCGCGGATACGGACGAGGACAAGCCTGAC